CTATATATAATACTTTTTATGCAGATGTCAATAGTTAATTAACATTTAATCAATATATGGTTCAAATTCTGTACCATTTGCCACAAGACAAGCGATATTCCCTGGGAAAAGTGCCAATAAGGACCATGTTCCTGTGTCTTGGTTAGTAGTGAATACCATTTTTGCAGGTACGATTTGACCACTGATGTGACGTTGAACAACATCGCCTTTAAATAACATTTCTTCGCTTTTGTCTTTAATCACTGGGGCAACAGTCATAAAGTCACCACATGGCTGCGATGCCATAAAAGGTTGATTAAAAGGTTGTTCTTGAGCTACTAACGGGGTGGCAAGCAGGGTTAATGGTATTAGATATTTAAACATATCATGTCCTATTCTCCAGTGCTTCCAAACCCTCCGTCTCTATCGGTCTTTTGCTCTGGCGCTGTTTTGGTTTCAGTTAACTTAATATTGGTAGTTTTCTCAACGATACACTGTGCTAAACGTTCGCCGTTTGAAATAGAAGCCAACGAGTCTGTTTCATTAACTAACATTATATAGGTTTGGTCTACATAATCTGAATCAATAATTCCGACACCATTCGCTAAGGTTAAACCTTTTTTCAAAGCTGTACCTGATCTTATAAACATTTTCATTACATGTTTATCTGGTACATCAAAGATTAAACCTGTTGGTACAAGTACTCTTGTATCAGGCGGTAATTGAAATGTATCTCTATTAGTACCTACACCTTTTACAGCAATGTGTAAGCGTTTATTCCAGTTATTATATGCTTCGAGTTTATCACCATGCTTAAAACATGATTTAATATCAAATGCAGCCGAACCATCTGTAGCGTATTCAGGTAACTCAGCATCTTCATTCATTCTATAAATTTTCATTATCACTTCTTTCCAATATTATATTTTGCTTCTAGCGTCCAATTTGATTTTTCTTTATGCGATATAATCTTAATTTGATTTAGTTGAGCAACAGGTTCTTTACTACTTTCTTTATTTACGATAGCAACTAATCCCCACTCTTCTAATAAGTTAACAATAGTATTTCTACGAGCTTCATCTTCTTCTGCAAACGTATCTACTTTACCGTCTAGGATAAACAATTCCTTAAAATGCAATATAGAATATCTACCTTGCTTATGTAAAATATGACATGTTTGATAAAGCTTTTTCTCTTTACGAGACGAAATACCAATTCGAGTTAAAGTTTCCTTAATTTTTAGAAAACTGTCTGGAGATGGAAGAGAAATCTCGATTCCAACCCCTTTAAAAATATCTTCTGAGTTCATAACCACAGCACCTTTTTTTATTATTAATTATATGGTGTGGTCTCACACGGTGACCATCAGATATATTTATTGTTTTGAATATCTTACCTAGTAACACCACCAGTCGTCAACCTCGCTCTAATATTTTTCATATCCTCAGAAGACAAAGCTTTTAAATATAATTTTGCTATTGTCCGGTTACATTGATACACTTCTTGGATAGTATCGAGATCGTCGCTTTTGGCTGCCTTAGGCCATTTACTAAAACGTTTGCGTTTCCTAAACGCTGCGCGGTAATAATCAAACTGTGCCTTATATGGCAAGTGTGCACGCATATTCATTTCATTTGCATGTAGGATCGTATCTTCAAAGTTTACGAACCCTCGGTTAATAATATATGGCACATATAAATTTTCTGCCATTTCTGGATTTTCATGGTTACCAATAAGATCTTCCTTAGAGAAAGACGCGGCATTCATAAAATCAAAAGGTGTTATTTCTTTCGGCAATTGTTTCCTCCAAATCTTTTAACATTTCATCAAACTCTCCGGCACATGTTTTACACATTTTAAAATTGAGTGGTCCATCTTGAGTATCGACATCAACGCTATATACTTCTTTCTTATTCATTAGCGTTTGACAATGCCAACACGTGTGCATGCCTATGAGTTTGTTCATCCACTGACTCATTTGTATTCTGCTTCAATCATTACTTCTGTAAGGAAAGCAACCATGTTGACTTCAAGGTCAGCAACAAAATTAGCCTTATACATATAGTCAGCCATCGTTACTACAAATCCGGGAAGTGAACGCATTTCAACTTTATCAGCTGCCATATCATAGATCCGACGGAACATTTCATTCATATCCTGATCTGAGTTATTAGCAACCCATTTGCGCATGTTAGTAAAGTCTTTGGTTTTCAATAAACGGAATACTTCATCAAGTGACTCTTGTTTTAGATTGACAAAGATACCTTCATCAATTCTACCTGAGGCAGCGTATGATTGTAATTCAGTTAGTACTCTGCGGAAATCTGGGAAATGTTTTTGGATTACTTTGGCTATAACAGCTTTATCGTAATCAACGTTTTCCATACCTAGAATTGTTTCAACTCTTTTCATAAACTGCATAGCTAGCTTAGGACGGTCGCTGGTTTCAATACTAAAATCAACTTCTGACAATCGAGATCGTAGAGGTTGAATGATACGGTTTTTAAAGTTACATGTGAATATAAATCCACAGTTAGAGGAATATTCTTCGATAAAGTTACGCAAAGCTGGTTGAACATTTGCAGCATTTAGGTAATCAGCTTCATCAAAGATAACATATTTACGACCACCACTAAGGGATACGGCCGATGCATATGTTGAAATATCATAACGAAGAGTATCAATGTTAACGTTCAATGAACCATTCTTTACAATATAATCACAACCCATTTCTTCAAGCATAGCTTTTGCAATGGTTGTTTTACCTACACCGGGACCACCAGACAACAATAAGTTTGGTACACTATCATCGGTAACAAACTTTTTAAACATTGCTTTGGTTTTGGCTGGTAGGATAGTGTCGTCAATTTTCTGTGGTCGATACTTTTCAACCCAGAGTACTTCGTTTGCTTTTGCATCAATAGACATATAATCACCATTTCATAATATAAAAATAAAGTGCGGGTTTATAACGAGAGCCCGCGTCGTTTAGTATTACTGAACCTTGTCAGCTAATGGTGCGTCTTCTGGTACATTTGCCGGTGCTTCCATTGGCATATTACCTTGAGGTGCTTCACCATCTTTTGGTGCGTTTTGCTGTAGGAATGCTTCGAATTTATTGCGTAGCATACCAATGCCAGCTAATTCATTACCCGCAATACCGCCACGACGGCTTACTACGTCAATCATTTGAACTACGGTTGCGATGTCTTGCAACGATAGGTTGATTTGCTCTTGTTGTTGTTCTTGTTCGCTCATTTTATATTATCCTTTTTTATAAGTCGACTTAGTATCAATAGCTACATAATATGTAGCATCGGTTCCCTTAAACTCAGAGATACCCTTTGCGCAAAGAGTAACATGGTAATCCTGAGCTAAGAGTTTAAGATTATCTGTTTTGATGATAACCTTAAATTCATCAGAGGTTGCGCCAATCTCTACGCCATAATCATCAGCACCTTGGTCGGCGCTATCAATAGCTTTGAGATAAACTTTACCCTCACTACCAACGAATGCAATTTCTTTGAATTGAAGTACGCCGGCAGCTTTAATTACTGATTGCATATCATCCCAAGATACATCAACAACCACATCCTTCGTAGGAAGGTCAATCTCTTTTTCTGGTGCTGCGTGGATCATTGAAATGTCGGCGAACGCGTATTTCGTACGCTGTTTACCTTCTGCAATTGTAAAGTATTTATCATGGAATTCTACATCAGGATCTTTATACAGACCTAGAATTGATAGAAAACGCGATAGATCATAGATACATGCCTGTGACGGAATGTTATCTGTAATCGTGGCTTTTGCCACAAGTGTTTTTTCTGGTGTAATAGTCTTTAGTACATTGCCTTCCTTCATAAGGATAGACTTGTTGATTGTGGAAAAACTCTTTAGAATAGTAAGAGTGCGTTCAGAAAATTTCATTATGTAAGTGCTCCATTTGATTTATATATTATAATAATATCACAACTATCGTCGTATGTCAACTATTTTTTACCTTTATATGATTTTTGATTTGAAGATTTATCCGCTGTTGCTGATAGACCCAGTGATCCAATTGCTCCCATATTACCTTTAAAGATATATGAGCCAATGTGATTGATTTGCATCCAAGGACACATCCATACCTTCATTCCAGCCTGACGCGCTTTTTGGCAGAAGAAGTAATCTTCACTCAAGTAGCGTTTGGTTTTTGGATCAATGATACAGTCAAAGTAAGCCATAATCTCGTTAGATCCATCAAACTTTTCAGTTCTTGCATGATCTGGTTTATAACTATACTCTGGGTATGCTGCTTTGTATGTTTCAAATGTTTCCCGAGGAATACACATAAAGCCTGTACCACCTTCGCCAATTTCTAATGGCTCTGATAATTGAAAGCTTGACATTCTATCCACTGGATTAAAAACATAATCAGCAGTATATTGGTCTAGGGCAAACGGATTTTCTTCTGCTTTACCTAGTTCAGCTGCCTTGGCAACCTTTTCCCATGCGATTGTTTTCTTAGGGTATGGACCAGTAACAATGTTATATTTTTCTGGGTTAGATACTTGTACTGCAATCATACCAAAAACATCTCTTGGATCAAAAGCAATATCTGAATCAATAAACACTAAGTGAGTACAATCAGATCTCATAAATTCATCAGCAACATAGTTACGTGCACGTTGAATTAAACTCTCGTTAAACAAATAGTAAAACTTTACGGTAATACCATTGGCTGCGCACATCATAGCTAGATCGGTACATGATTTTGTAAACGACCCACTACAGTTTCCTCCATACATTGGCGTCCCAATAAAGATTTTATATTTTTTTAGTTCGTCAACGCTGATTTCTATTTTCATATTTCAATTTGCTCCAAATCGTTTTCTGCACGTGTAATGGCTTGAAGTCGCAGAATGTCTGCAGCCACATCGTGTTTACTATCATGTGCTTTAAAATTGTATTCCCATTTAGCAGTATCTGATACAGGAACAAATCCGTTTAGTTTAGGGAAATCAAACTTAGCATCAATAAATGTACGAGTATCTCGGACAGCCCAAAACTTAAGGTAGTCATTCATAAGGGAAGTCTTATTTGCGTACTGAGCTAATCGCTCTAAGATAACTGGATCAAAAGAATTAGATCTTGACCACCATCTATCAATTTTATTAGACGATCTCAAATAGTCAATTAACTTTTCCATAAACTGCGATGGTGTAAGATCGTTTGGTGTTGGCTTTAGATTAACTCTCAATGCTGGAGGTTGGTCAAGCCACCACTGTAAATCACGTTCGTTATATTTACATCCGTGATTAGTCATTTGGTCTTTAATATCAAACTTAGCTTGTTTCATGCCAAGTACCAACTCTTTAAAAGAATATGGATTTTCTGTAAATCGACTCCAATCAAAGGTCGTGTACGAGCAATCAATCGCTGGTACCTCACGTGAGTTTTGACCAATGGTTTCGAAGTCAATAATAAAGTGTGTGCTCATTATATAAATGCCTCTAGTGTATCTGCTTTAGTAATATAGTCCGCCTTCTGACTATGATTATACTGCATAATGTAGTCTGTGTCAACCATTTTTGCACTACCTTCGATATATTTTTTCACTTCTCCTGCCATGTCAGCAGCAGTTTGAACCGGAACGTTTTGGCAAATATGGTTAGATGATTGCTTTGGATTTAATAGTTCAAAGTTTTGTGGCAATCCCATAATAGTCATAGCTTCTCTATATGTAATGAAACGATCTTCATCAGGATGCGTTAACATTTTAGGGTAGTGACCAACAAAAGCGCCAATATAATCTTTTGGAATAGTTACGCCACGTTTCATAATGTTGCCACCTGATTTTAGCTTTTCGTATTTACGCATAGATTTCTCAGCTTCGTTATCATAGCCATGCTTTGTCATCCATTCAGAAACTTGTTTAAAGTTATATCCATTACGTTCAATATATGTAAATACACATAGACCTGATTTAGTAAACTTGTTTTCAACTAATTCAGAATGTTCCTTATGTGTTCTACCACCATGGATTTCATCTAATACAAACTTATAGTAAGGATTATCTGATGGAGTCTTATCGCTAATTGGTTCCATTTGGAAGTTTGATGTTACTTCGCGTATCACTTCTTCAATAGGCTTATGCGGTCTATTGAAATATCCAAGTAATGGCGTTTGTGTATCTTTCCAAAAGAAGTAAAAGGATCGTTCTCTAACTTGTGGTGCGCCGTGTAATAGAGATCTTGTTCTATATACAGACATAGTGTAACCGTTTTTCTTACCGATTTCTCTTAGTTGAGCTCTAACGTTTGTACCAATTTTACCTGCAAATGCTGGTGCGTTCTCACCCCAGAATACTTTTGGCTTATATTCGCCTAGGATATATTCCGCTGTTTTACCCATCCATTGGTTATTTGGATTATGATCGCCATAACCGTGAGACATCATAGACAAACCAGCACATGGACAAACAGAGGATACTACATCAGCTCTTTCATTAACTGGTGGAGCCTCTCCTTGGTCAAGTAAATAATATTTAATTCTATTATCATAATAGTTTAAAATGTGGCTGTCGTTTGCTTGGAAACCGTCATATGACATAAAGTGTAATGGTTCAGTTCCAAACGCTTGTTGTGATCCAATAGTTTCGCCACCAATTAATGGAACGATAGATGCGTGTGTAATACTCATTGTTTACCTTTCTGATATTAGAAGAATGACTCTAATCCAATTGTTGGTTTTTCTGGAATTGGAAATTCTTCTAAGTTTGGCGCAACATAATTTGGATCTATGCTGGACATAATCTTATTATTGAGGAATGTACCGTCATAATATTCTGGTTTTAAAATTGTTTTCTGTAGTAGTTCTAGCAAATGGTTATATTTTGCCGGATCGTCTTTTAACATTTGAATTCGCTCAGCTAACTGTTCTGGAGATTTAACTCTTAGGAAGTCAGGAATGGCTGTATGTTTTTGCTCGTCGTAAGTTGGATGTAAAAACGGAATTACGCCAGCGTGGATCATTTCAATATACTTTGATGTTACCCAACCTTTTTTAATTGGAATGATAAAAGTAAATTTAACATCCTGTAGTTTATTTTGCAGCGCGTCAATTTTAAGAGATCCTTTAAAGCGAGTATCGCCTTCCATAATTTCATCTGCCCATTTGCCATAAATGTCAACATCTTTGTTATGGTCGAGGATCCATTCTTTCAATAATTTATAACGCGATGGTTTTCCTTCGTTTAATACAATCATAAAGTCTGTATTACGATTTCTATTTATGTCCGTACTATGTTCGTAATCTAAACAAAAAGCTGTTTCCATACCTGCATACACAGACTTAACTGGTGTTGGTGTACGTGTTTGGTCTTCATATGAGTTAATTTTATTTGAAATATATTCATAATCATATTGACCGAGTGACATTTCTGGTAGATGGAAAATATCTCTTGCTTGGTTCATAACATATCGTGGATCATTTACAATCTCAACGTATTTTGGTTTACAATCATTTAACCACGACGTAATACCAGTTGTGTAACCTTTTGTCATATCAAGTACTGATGATATAGCGTCAGGATCGTTTACTTTAATAATTTTATCTGGTATTGTAACAGAACCAACTTGACCAACCATTAATACAGTGTAATCAAGTTCAATATTATTATCTTTAAGATAGTTTTTTACGTGGTCATAATAGTCTTGGTTATAATGTTCAGGACCAATAGACCTTTTGTTCCAAACGTCAACAACGTTATTATATGGAAAAATATCGTGTTGTTCTGCTTCGTTTAAATAACCATAGTCTGTACGTCCAATAATATAAAACGTTTTATCTGGGTTAAGGTTTGCCATTGCACGCAGTGTACAGCTAGCTTCGTTATCTCCACCAATAGGCGAATACTTGTTTCGTATAAACTTTACTGATTTGCCAAGCTTTCCAAATCCAATGTTTTTCATAATCTAATCCTTCATCAATTCAATAAAAGTATAAGGAAGCATTGCTTTATCATCAATATAGTAAACGCCGTATGGTTTACCGTATTGGATTTCATCGTAAGGTACTTCAAACTCGTTTAACCAAGTTGTAGTAATCTCATCTACATCCTCTATAACTTTATTTATGTCTCCACGATGAGTCAACATTCTTCGAGCAGTGCTAATAACAATTTTATAGTCACGTTTTCTGGCTGCCTTGAGTGCGTCTATCATCTCTGGGATTGGCTGTGCTAGCCCATATTTTCTATACGTATCCTTTTCATCGTGATTAGGAATACATATAGTATCGTCTAAATCAACGACTAGAGTTTTTTGCGTAGTCATTTACATAATCTTTCATTCGTTGTTGTCTGTCTGGACAATCATAGTGTAGTTTAATACATGTGGCAATCAATAAAGCGCCACCATCAATTATTTCATTATATACCGTTGGATAGTATTTGTCAACTAGTTTGCTGAATGATTTTGAAACATACTCAGGATATTTGTTTCCTGTAACCAATTCAGAATAACCATGATATAAGTCGTGCGATAGTTTACACATATCATATAAGTAATCACCACCACAACCAACATGGTCACCATACGAACCACGAGGATCAAGTAATGTAATACTATCGTTATATGGATTATATAGAATATTACCAAAGTGTAAATCACCATGCATTGCTGAAACTGGTTCAGCTTTATCAAGGCAGCGCTGTGCGATACCATTATAGAAATCTTCAGAACATACAAGGCGTTCTGATGTTTTACCAACCCACATCTTTTCAGCATTATCGTGGAAGTCAGCAGTAAATTCTAATGTGGCTTTACCATGGAAGTGAGTACGCATAGCCAAAATAACTTTTTCAATCAAATAATCAATAGTACTATTAGAAATCTCTTCGTGTGCAAACAAATCAGATAATAGAATTCCTGACTCATATGACATCGACAATGCGTAATCGTCTTTAAGAATTTTAGGAACAAACATACTTTGAACTGGATTGAGAGTTTCAAACCAATTCTTTTCATTCATAATTGTTCGTACTGCAAATGTATTATTATGCGATGGTATTTTAGTAATGGCGTTAATGTCTGATCTATATTCAAATGAATTGAACTCACGTGCCTTAAATGTAAGGAACTCTGCGCAAGTTTTATGGTAAGATGCGATATCTCCAATATCATACCAACGTTCAGTAGTTACATTATCAAAGCTGCCATATAATTCAAGTGCATCAGATATTTCATATCCACTAGTATTTTTAAAACACGCCGATGCTCTACTACCATCACTAAAACTATATAGACCAACAAGTGCGTTAGCGTTTGGAACAGTTTCTTTTGGCTTATTGAAATAGTTATTACCATCCCACATACACCAAGCAAAGTGATCGTCAACTTTTTTAGTTAATAGGAAATCAGATCCGAGTGGCAATTCATCCTCAAGGATAATAGCATCGCCAAGCCAAACAACAAGGGGCAATGTTTTATCATCTAGGCTTTCAATACCGACCGAGATAGCATCGCGGGGACCATTTAGAGATCCCTGCTTTACGCATTTAACTACGTCGTATTTTCTTGCCCACTCTCTTATATCATTGTGCTTACCATCAACGACAACGATCTGATTTATTTCGGTGGTGTTATTATAAATGGACTCAATGATGTATTCAATAGTTGGTTTACCATGAACGCGTACCATTGCTTTTGAACAATTTGATGTTAACGGTTTAAGTCGAGTGGCTTCACCCGCTGCCGGTATTACTATGTTTATCATAATTTAATTTCCATTCATCATATTCATCTTCTAACATTGCCCACTGGCAACGGGTGTATTTATGTTTTGCTGTCTTATCCCATATAATCCACATATAGGCAATCATACCACCAATCTGATCTTTTTTATCAACAGGTTCTAATATTTTAGAATCAAATCTTACTCTGTCTGATAGATATATTATATCACTAGGTGGGTTAGATGTAAACAGTTTATTTCGCTTCTTACCTTCAAGAAACGTTAAACGTAAAAACATTGCAGTGTAATCATATTCATCTGTCCATTTTTCTGCAAGTTTACGTGGTAAATCTTTATGGTATGGAGGATTGGTAATTACACCTTTAACGTCTTTATCTTTTGGTAACTCTAACGCGTCATATGATGTATTTATGTTAGTGAGAGTATCAGGATACGCATTAAGGTCGTAGGATATAACATCGTGGCCATTACGTAGCAGCTCTGATGAAATATGCCCACGACCAGCGCATGGCTCTATAACTTTATGCGGTACATTACCGTATTTGCAGAGAATATATGTTGCTAAGGGAGGAGTAGGATAAAAATCATTCGCCGTTCTATTAGGGTCATTCTTTTTAACGCCAACATATATGTCTGTTAAGTTATTCGCCACTTGAGGATTCGCCAACAGTAGAAACCATAACACCAGCTTCTTTAAACATTGGAGCTGATTGATTATCCCATAGGTCAACCCATGTTTGTGGAGTCATTGGTGTATTTGGTTTAATTACAACTCGACGAACACCTGCTTGAATAATAAGCTTTGTACACTCAGGACAAACTGGTAAACCATAAACATACATTGTAGCATCTTTAACAGATACACCAGAATAAAGCGCATTCATTAATGCATTCGTCTCAGCGTGTACAATTAAAGGATATTTTAATTCTC